TTCGTTGGATATGCAACAGCATACTCAACTACTGATCCGAATGGTCCACAGTTTAGTGCAACAGCACCAACTTTACAATCAGATGGTACTGCACTTGTAAGCAATGACTTATGGATTGACACAAGTGACTTAGAGAACTATCCAAAACTTTACAAATACAACACAGCGGCAACGTTGAGTTCGACTAACACGGCCAACCAAGTAGCAGTAACTACAACTGGTGCGGCATGGGTGCTAGTTGACAAAGCTGACCAAACAACGGAAGACGGTGTAGTTTTCGCAGATGCGAGATTCCATACATCAACTGACAAAGCGGCGGGAACATCAACAGCGGCAGGAACTCCTTCAACAATCAAAGCATTGTTGACAGATGCCTTCCTAGACCCGGATGCTCCAGATCCAGCTTTATTCCCACAGGGTATACTGCTTTACAACACTAGACGTTCTGGTTACAATGTTAAGGAATACAAAAACAGTTACATAACAACTGCCAAATATCCAGGTTCTGGATCAGCAGGGTTGGGTAACATTAGATTCAGCAACGAATCTGTTTCAACTTACTATCCGGACAGATGGATTCTTAAGTCAAGCAACAACGCAGACGGTTCTGGATCTTTCGGAAGAAAAGCACAGAGAAAAGTCATTGTTGAGCAATTGAAATCAGAGATCGACACCAACCAAGCAATCAGAGAAGACCAAAGAGGTTACAATGTAATTGCTACACCTGGTTACCCAGAGTTAATACAGAACATGATCAACCTAAACACAGACAGAAACCAAACTGCATTTATAGTTGGAGATACACCTTTGAGATTAGAGGGCACATCAACTGTAATACAAAACTGGGCCAACAACACGGCAGGTGCACTGGACAACGGTGAAGACGGTTTAATAAGTGCAAGTGATTATTTGGGCGTGTTTTATCCATCTGGTCTAACAACAGACAACACAGGTAAATCAATTGTAGTTCCAGCATCACACATGATGATGAGAACTTTAGCAAACAACGATAACATAGCTTTCCCATGGTTTGCACCGGCAGGAACAAGAAGAGGTATTGTTGACAATGTTACATCAGTTGGTTACATTGACGCGGCGTCTGGAGAGTTTGAAACAATATCTGTAACGGAATCAGTGAGAGATTCAATGCATGAAGTCAAAATCAATCCAATTACTTTCTTCTCAGGAGCAGGTATTGTTAATTTTGGTAACTTGACTAGAACAGCATCAGCTTCCGCATTGGACAGGATCAACGTTTCAAGATTGGCAGTTTATCTAAGAACACAGTTAGATGCAATCGGAAAACCATTTATCTTTGAACCAAACGATGAATTGACAAGGAATGAGATCAAGGGTGCGATCGAATCTTTCATGTTAGAACTGGTTGGTCAGAGAGCATTGTATGACTTCTTAGTAGTTTGTGATGACACAAACAACACACCAACTAGAATAGACAGAAATGAGCTGTACGTAGACATAGCAATTGAACCAATTAAATCAGTTGAATTCATCTACATACCGTTAAGAATTAAAAACACAGGAGAAATTGCAAAATTAGGAAGCTAATTTTCGATAAATAGGAGAAACAAATGGCAATATCAACATTATCAAAATTTACAGTACCTTTAGCAAACGATCAGAGTGCGGCATCACAGGGCTTGTTAATGCCAAAACTTCAGTATCGTTTCAGATTGGTCCTTGAAAATTTTGGAGTATCAACACCAAGATCAGAACTAACAAAACAAGTAATGGATGTGACAAGACCCAGCTTGACTTTTGACACAGTAACACTAGATGTTTACAACTCGAAAGTTTATGTTGCAGGTAAACACACTTGGGAACCTATCACAATCAATCTAAGAGATGATGTCAACAACTCAGTAAGCAAACTGGTTGGTGAACAGATACAGAAACAGTTTGATTTCTTCGAACAAGCAAGTGCGGCATCAGGAATTGATTACAAATTCACAGGCAGAATTGAAATGCTGGACGGTGGTAACGGAGCAAGTACTCCAAACGTTCTAGAGACATGGGAACTTTACGGTGCTTATATTGAGAACGTTAACTACAACACACTGGCATACACGACGTCAGAACCAGTGACAATCACACTGCAGATGAGATACGACAATGCGATACAGACACCTCAGGGTACAGGAATAGGAACAGCGGTAACTAGAACGATCGGTACACTTTCAACAGGTGGTGGACAATAATAAACAAAATTAGACTTAGCATTTAATACAACAGAAGCGTCTTTATAGGCGCTTTTTTTGTGACTATAAATAACAGTATGCCAAGCATAAACAACTTCTTAAAAGGTTTCCAGGACGGTCTTCCCGGGATGAAGGACTACAGGCACGCCTCTAGACTGTACCTCGACGATCATCACAAACTGGCACCAAAACAGAAGTTCATGTTCCACGTGGTGTTCCAAACAGACGAGACACTGTCTGTTGATAAATTTAATTCTCATGAGAAATACGAACTTAACATGATGGTCAAGTCTTGTGACCTTCCAAGTTACAACATGAACTACGAAGAGAAAACACAATACAACAAGAAAATGTACACCAACACAAGGATAGTGTACGAACCAGTAAACATAACATTCCACGATGACCATGCCGACACAGTCAATGCATTCTGGAAGAAATATTACGAGTACAATGTTGCAGATTCTGTTTCTATGAATTCAGACCTAGCAATAAACAACACCAAGGATGATCTTTACGATGCTATGGAAGACAGAAGTACAAATAAATTTGGTCTAGATACTCCGGCTGAACGTAAGAGGCCTTTCCTGAAAGGCATAGAGATATTTGTACTACACAAAAAAAGATTCACGTCAATGACGTTGGTCAATCCTGTCATTGGTTCTTTTGCTCATGACAATTTAGACGCGGCAGACGGAACAGGCACACTTGCAAACACTATGCAGGTGCTGTACGAGACTGTCATATACAAAGCGGGAGTGATTAGCAAAGGTACTATTCCTAGTTTTGCCACAATACACTACGACAACGAACCTTCACCGTTGTCTGTGTTGGGTGGTGGCACAACCAGTATATTTGGTCCAGGAGGTGTTGTCGACGGGGTTGGATCAGTTATGAGAAATGTTCGATCAGGAAACATATTAGGTGCAATACTGGGTGCTTCAAACACATACAACAATGCAAAAAAAATTAAGAAAAGTGGAGTAAAAGAAGAACTAAAAGGTATTGCAAAGAAAGGTGTACTAGAAATTGGTAAACAAGCAGGTACAATCACCAATCCTGTTGCATCATTCACAGTAGGTGCGGCCGTGGCGGCAGGCACTATTATTGCATCAGCTAGAGGATCAAGCGATAACAAGACAAAAGTAAATAACACGGTGATTTCAAATCCTCAGCAGGACACTGTTACTAATCTAACTTCCGACGAGGCATTCAATCTTGTGACATCAGACAGTAATATTAAAAATCAAATTGCTTCGGGTATCTATTACAAAGACATCGGTTCACGTAAAGGCCTGACTGTGGCAGAATCCGACGTGGAGTATTCAGGCTCTTCTGATACCGTAAAAGCAGTTTATACAAACAAAGCAACAACAGACATCCGGAAACTTGTAACTGAAGGATATATAAAAGTACAAAGAGCAACACAAGATGTTGAGATATCAGTAGAGAAAGCAGGATTATAATGGCCGATTTTTACACAAACTTACCACCAAAAGACAAAGACCAGTTGGACAAAACAATCGAAAAACTTACGAACTCAGACTACCAGACAGAGTACGAGTTCAATGCGGGCGAGTACGATGCCGCTATAGGATTCTTTGTGAGGAGAGGATTCTCTAGGACCTCAGCAGAGTCAACAGCATATGTGATAATGTCACAGGCAAAGATAGACAATGTCAATCCACAGGAACTGTTAGACAAGTTAGGACATGCTTCGGAAATACAGCTATCCGAAGTGATAACAATAATCCTCAATGCTAACAGATACAAATCGAGTAGATTAGGTGTTAGACAAAGTTTAACTACAACCGAAGTCGTGTCTAGAAATATACTAGACTAATGCTACCGAGATTCGCCAGAGGAAAGTTCCATCCCAAGAATACTGAGAAGTATGTTGGACTGTCCACCCCTACCTACAGGTCAAGTTGGGAACACGCTTTTATGAGACTGTGTGATGAACATCCTAACGTGTACAAGTGGGCCAGTGAGAGCATCAAGATTCCTTACAGACATCCGTTCACAGGCAAGTACACAATATATGTTCCAGATTTTTTCATAGTGTACAACGACAAGAACAGCAAGAAACATGCTGAGATGGTGGAAGTGAAACCTATGTCGCAGACAACAATGGAAGCGGCTGGTAAAAGCATGGCCAAGAGAAAACAGGTACTTATAAATTATGCCAAGTGGGAGGCCGCAAGGGCCTATGCCAAACAGAACAAGCTGAGATTCAGAGTTGTGTCAGAAGAAGATTTGTTCCACAACGGCAAACGTAAGTAAATAGAGCAATGACAAAGAAACTAGAAGATATTTTAAATTTACCAAATGTCAAAGATGCATTCAAAGAGGTAGACAAGAAAGAAAAAGATCAGAAACTGAAAGAGACCTCCAATGGTGGTACCTCTGTTTCATCAAAAAACTTAGATCCACAAACACAAGCAAACCTACAGAAGAGTTATGCAGAGTTTGACAAGATAGCGGCATCACTGCCACAAGTAAAAGGACTAGGTGATATATCTGATCTGGAGTTAGACAAGCTGGCCATTGAGGCAGAAGAAAGCTACAAGAACTTAATGGACCTAGGCATGAACGTAGACTCACGTTATTCAGGACGTATTTTTGAGGTTGCAAGTAATTTCCTAAAGAATGCCATAGATGCAAAGGGATCAAAGATAGACAAGAAGCTCAAGATGGTGGAACTACAACTTAAAAAATTGAAGCTGGACAAAGAGGGCAATAAAGACGGTTCTCCCATAGAAGAAAGCGATGGATTTGTGATATCTGACCGTAATGAATTAATGAAGAAACTATTAAAGAAAGGCTAAATATTGCATATGAGTACATTCACACAGTATCTTACAGAAGCGGCCAAGTCATATGATTACAAAATCAAGGTGGCAGGCTCTATTGAAAAGGATTTTAAGAACAGAATGGAAACTGCACTACAAAAATTTGAACTGGCAAAAATGTCAGCTGGTAAGAAGACTCCAATACAGTCAATGCCTTTAGATTTCCCTGCATTAAGCAACGAAGAAGTTACAATTTTTGATGTGACTACAAACTATCCAGTAGCAGTAAACGTATTAAAAGAATATCTAGCAGACTACATGAATATGAATGTATCAATGATAGTTGTGAGAAAGCCAGGTGAGCCCACAGAAGAATACCAAGATCAAATGGCTGACGCAGGCAAGTCAGAATTTGCAAATAAAGTAGCAGACGTTGAACAAAAATTCCAAGACAACGCACCAAATGGAAGAGGAAAAGCAGATGATTTATCTGGTGACAAGTACAACATGGGCTTATTAAGAGAATTAATGAAGACCAAAGCAGATAATACACCTATAGAAAAAGGCACAGACAACGCAGTTGGAAAAATAGCACCAAG